AGCGAAGCCTTGGACGATGGTCTTGTTCGGGATCGACGCTCACCAGGTGGCCTGGGCGGTGGGAGAGTTCCCCGACTTCGACGGGTTCGGACCTTGGATGGACTTGAGCAAGGAGAAGGGACGTCCCGGGGAGGCTGCGCAGCCTAACGGTTATGGGATCGAGGACTACGTGGAGGCGATCAAGCGCTTGGAGGGTGGTCGCGAGGGCGTGGACCGGATCATCGATCCGAGGTTGGGGGCGGCGAGTTACCAGAAGGCGGAGGGATCGTCGAACATCATCGGGGATTTGAATGACGCGGGGATCTCGGTTTACGCTGCGGAGGGTCTGGACGTGGAGACGGGGATACAGGCGATCAACAACTTGCTAAGCTGGGATCGCGATTCGGAGATGAGTTTGTCGAACAAGCCGAGGCTGATGTTTTCGGACAGGTGTCAGAATTTGCGGGCGTGTTTGCAGGAGTACCAGCCGAGCGACGGGGCCAAGGCCATTTCAAAAGACTTCACTGATTGTTTGCGCTATTTTTGCGTGGGGAATTACGAGCATTACGAGGAGTCCGACTTATTGGCTTCGGGAACCGGGGGGTATTGAGATGGGTAGGAAGCGAAAGCGTAGGGTATCGAAGCCGGCGAGTCGGGAGGTGAGGGAGCGGATCGTGACTTTGCGCGACGCCGGCATGTCGTGGGGGAAGTTGTCGGCGGAGTTGGACATGCCGACGTCGACTATTTTGGGGATATACCAGCGTGAGACGGGTCCTGCGGTCGAGTCGGTTCCCTCTCCTGCGGGGCGGGTTGAGGCTCGGATATTGAAGACTTTCCCGAATCCGAGGTTGATTTGCATATATTTCGGGGAGCGCAAGGAGGGTCGGTTTGCGAAGTGCGTGGTGAAGCCTCGCGTGAATTGGGTATCGAACGCGAAGTTGATGGTGATGCCGGTGGAGGGTGACGATGAGTTGTGGCGAATTGAAAGAGACTTTGCTTGAGCGTGACCGGAGGATCGACGCGATGTTGCGGGAGATGGTTGTTTTGGAGGGATTGGAGAGTCTGTCGGAGGGTCGTCCCGTTCGCGTGTATGAATTGAAGGAGATTGGTGATTTCGTGGGCGTGGGGGCCGCGACTATTTTAAGGATCGAGCGAAATGCTCTGAAAAAGATCCGCGAAAAAGTGATATAATGGTGGGAATTGAACTGGGAGAAAAATGATGGAAGCTGAAGAGAACCGAGTGCAGGAATATGAAAGCGAGCCGGACGTCGATGAGCTGAAGAGCGACTTCGAGCGTTGTCGGATCAGTCTGAGTTATTGGAAGGACAAGGCGGAGGAGGCTCGCGACGTTCGTAGGAACGAGTGGGCGGGGAAGGGTCGCTACGGGCGGAAGGAGGGTCCGGGGGCTTTTCCTTGGGAGGGAGCAAGTGATCTCGAGCCGAACTTGGTGAACCCGTTGATCGACGGGGACGTCGCTTTGTTGAAGAGCGGCTTGACGAAGGGCAACTTGATAGCGGCTCCGGTTGAATCGGGCGACATCACGACGGCGAAGTTGGTGACGGAGTTCATGCAGTGGCGGATGGGAACGATGACGGAGATGTCCCGCGAGGCCGGGGTGGCGGCTAATTTATTATTGGAGACTGGGGTCGCTTTTCTGGGGATTTACTGGAAGCGGGAGGTTACGCGGGTTTACGAATCCATTTCGATGGAGGAGATTGCGGCCCAGGCGCCGGAGGTGGCCCAGGCGATTCTCGATCCCGAGATGTCCGAGGGCGTGGTGGAGATGGTGGCATCGGCTTTCCCGAACTTGAGCAAGGGTCGGGCGAAGAAGATGGTGAAGGAGTTGCGCGATACCGGGGTGACTGAGATCCCGACCGAGAAGTTGATCGAGAATCGTCCTGCGGTTCGGGCTTACGAGTTGGGTCGAGACTTGATCGTGGACTCGAATGTTTTGGATTTGCAGTCGGCGCGGGCGATTTACTGCGTTCACTGGCATACGCCGGAGGCGTTGAAGGAGAAGGTTATTTTGGAGGGCTGGGACTCCGACTTCGTGGACGACGCCATCGAGGTCACGACCGGGGAGTTCGACGGTCAGTCCACTTTTTCGGAGTATCAGTTCACGGGTCAGGCGGCGTTGCCGCAGAATTACGACGGTTTGGTGAAGCTGGTGACTTGTTATCGGAAGGACATCGACGAGGACGGGGTGCCGATTTGTTCGGAGACTGTTTTCAGTGAGGGAGTGGAGGGGTACGCCACTCACGGGGCGAGCATGTACGCTCCGGGGAAGTATCCCTTCGTTGCGATCACGCGCGAGCATTTGTCGAGGAGGCTGCTTGATTCTCGTGGCTATCCCGAACTGTTGAGGAGTTACCAGTTGGCGGTCAAGACGGAGATGGACGCGAGGAGGGATCGGGCGAGTCTTTCGACGGTTCCTCCGGTCGAGTACCTGGCCGGGAGACGACCTGAGAAATTGGGACCCGGAACGCAAGTGCCGGTCCGCCGGAGGGGCGAGGTCGGTTTCATGGAGATCCCCCGCTACTCGACTGCCTCGACGGAGGTCGAGATGCAGTTGCGGAGCCTGGCCAACCGGGTGACCGGGCGGGCGACGAGCGAGCTGGACGCGGTCGAGGCGAACGTGATGAGGCAGGCTTTGGTGAACAACTGGCTTTCGGGTTGGAAGGACGTTTTGCGGATGGTCTGGAGCTTGCAGAGGCAGTACGGCGGTCCCGAGATATGGTTTCGGGTCACGGGCAACGAGAAAGGGGCCCAGATCGTGATGGACGACACTGCGGAGTTGTATGATTTCAACATCACCTGGGACACGATGAACGCGGATTCCGAGAAGGTCTTGAAGAAATTGGAGACGGTCGGCCAGGTCTTGGCGCAGTATGATCGCAGCGGGCAGGCCCGATATGATGAATATCTTCGGATATTCCTCGAGGCGGTCGATCCTAACTTGGCGAGCAAGTTGATCGCCCCGGCGCAGGAGGCGACGAACAAGGAGATGGCGGAGACTTCGGCTGACATCGCGAAGATATACAGCGGCCAGGTCGTGACGGCTCCCCAGAACGCGAACTCGCAATTGCGTTTGCAGATCATGCAGCAATATTTGCAGGGCACTCAGGAGATCCCCGGAACGGACGTTCAGACGAGGTTGCAGGAGGACGAGCAGTTCGCGGCCCGATTGCAGAATTACGCGCAGCAGTTGGAATTCCAGCAGCAACAGCAGCGGAACGCCTTGACGGGAGCCCTAGGGGCTCCTCCGGGCAACGTACCGGCGACGTCGATGCCGTCAGGGGCCCAAGCGGCTCCGATGGGGGGATAGGGCGATGGACTTGCAAACGGCGGCGGCGAGACTGCATGGACGCGACGATTGGAATGCGATTCTGGAGTATTTGGAAAAGGAGCGTGAGAGTTGCCTTGGAGATTTTCAAGATCCCGAGAGGCTGGAGAACCCGCAGGCTTTGGCTCGGTTGGCGGGTGAGATTTCGGCTTTCGACCGGATTTTGAGGAATTTGACTTATGATGACTCCCGAGAAGACTCCCAGTGAAAAGTTTTCCTCCGAGGTTCGGGCCACGTTGAATCGGTGGCTCGAGGAGAGCGACCTAGAGGACTTGGACTTGGCGGAGGTTGCCGCGAGGACGATCAACGACTGGCTTGACGAGGAGTCGGTGATCTTCGAGGCGGACGAGGATTTGTTGGGGGATGGCGAACCCCTCTAAAAAGCAGGGGGCGAGTTTCGAGGCTCGCTTCACGGCTGACGCCATCGCGCGTGGGTTCGACGTACTGGAGCCTGCGGGTGATTATTTGGGATATGACCGGATTGCGGTCAATGATCGCGGGGAGACTTTCCGGGTTCAAGTCAAGGGGACTTCGTACAAGCAAAAGGGGAAGCAGTCCTACAAGATTTTGGCGGCCACCGGAAGAGGCGGTCTTCAAAAGAACATATTGACGGTGGATGACGCCGACATCCTGGCCTTGTACGTCGAGCCGGTCGAGACGTGGTACATGATTCCCATCGAAAAGCTGACTTCGAAGAGCGTCTTGGTTAGTCCTTCCGACGAGAAATCGGTCGGACGCTACGAGACTTGGCGAGAAGCCTGGAACGTGTTCGCCTGAAGTTTTTTCATTTATTTTCGGGTCGGTGAAATTGGAACCCGAAAAATCTATATAATGGCGTTTGGCTGGGATTCCGTCCCGGCAGTGAGACAGCGACTCAACCAAACGCAGCAATGGCAGAAGAGACTACTATTAGCGAGGCTCCGGCTACTGAATCGGGAGCAGAAAACGACAACGCAGGCATCTTGACGGTGGAAGACTTGGCCAACTCCTTCGCGGAGCGGGTCGAGGCGGACGCTGAAGAGACGCCGACCGAAACCGAGGCGACGGAGGCTACCGAGGCCGAAGGCGCAGAAGCGGTGGAGGAAGAGGACGTTCTTTCAAAGTCTATCTCGCAAGAGGACGACGACGAGACGCCCGAAGAGGAGGCTGAAGCGGAGGAATCCGCAGAGGAGGAATCGGAGGGGGAGTCACCGGCGGTCGGTCGATTGCTTAAGCAGGTGGGGAAACTCACGGCGAGAGCGAAGGGGGCGGAGGAAGCGAACGAGGCGATGAAAGCCGAGATCGCGAGCCTCAAGACCCAAGGGACCGGCAACGCGGAGGCTCAGGGATCGCCTGTTCTAACCGACGTGGAGTCCATCGCCGACCTGGAGACGGTTCGGCAGGAAGCTCTCTCGGCCAAGAAATGGGCGCTAAGTCACTTGGGAAAGGATTACGTCGAAAGCGACGGGAAAGAGTACGACGGGGATCAGATCCGCGAAATATTCGCCGCCGCCGAGGAGTACCTGACCGAGAAGATTCCGGCTCGTGGCCAGTTTCTTCAGCAGCGCCGGCAATGGCAAGTGGATGCGAACGCTACTTTCCCCTGGCTGGAAAGTCAGGAGGGGGAACTCTACGATCTGTATTTGCAGATTCGAGGGGGCGACCAGTACTCCGCCATCTTGGACAGTCTTCCCAACGGCGATTTCGTCGGGGCCACTTTGGTCAAGGGAGTCAAGGCGATCCAAGACGAGCGCGCCGCGAAGGGGAAATCGAAGAAGAAGTCGGCGCTGGCCAAGCCACCCCCCAGCCAGGAGGGAGACGCGGCGCCGCCGGCCAAGTCAAAGAAAGCGAGAAGTCAGGCGAGAAAGAACAAAGCCCTCGGCAAAGGAGTAATATCGGAAGGCCAGTTGGCTGCTTATCTCACTGAATAAAACATTTAAAAAACAAGGATTACAAAAAAATGGCTATCGCAACAAGTTACAACGTTACGAGCGTGCAGGGTTCGAGAGAAGACCTTTCAGACCAATTGAAACGTGTCTCGCCTGAGCAGACTCCAGTCTTCTCGACGCTCGGTCAAAGCCGGTCGCCCAAGGCTCTTTTGAGCGAGTGGATGGTGGACTCACTTGGTGAGCCCGTGTTCGCCACGCCTCCGGTCGATGGCGCTGATCTCAGCTTCAACGCCGGATTCGCCGACGAGATTTCGACTCGCGTCAGAATGGGCAATCGCATCCAGCAGGTGCAGCGTCCTTTCGCCGTGTCTCGCCTCGCCGAGAAGATCGACGTCGCCGGACCTCAGTCCAATCTTTACGGAGCATCCGCCGCCAAGGCTTTGATTCTTCTGAAGACCGACATCGAATCGGCGATTTGCTCGAGTCAACTTCCGCAAACCGGCACCAGCTCGGTGGGCGACATGCTTGGCGGACTGAAGCACTGGACCGATCCAACCGCCACGACCGGCGTGTTCGACACTTCGGCCAAGCAGGACTTTCGTTCCGTTTCCGGCAGTCGTTTCGATTTGTCCGGCGGTGGCTCGATGGCTGAGTCCGATCTTCGGGCGCTCGTCCAAGCGGTTTACGAAGCAGGTGGAAAAAGCGTGGGTTACACCCTCTTTTCCGGTCCCGCAGTCGTGAACGAAATAACCGACTATTCACGCGCATCCGGCGCGGTGACGGCAACCGGAGCGGCGTTCAACGTCGACTCGGACGACGCCGCCTTACGTTTGAGCGTGACGAGCTGGCTCAGTGATTATGGCCGCATCGACATCGTTCCCACGTTGTTCGCCGGTCGTTCCTCTGGGGTGGCAATAAACGCCGACGTCCGCAACTCGGGTCTTTTGATTCCGAAGGACGACAGCGTGTCGCTCAAGACGATGGAAGGCGTGACCACAATCGAGCTTCCCGACGTCGGAGGTGGAGGCCGCAGAGGTTTCGCCGAATGGATGGGAACCGTATGCGTACTTAATGCGCGCGCCCTAGGTTCAATAGTTTAGATCGTTTCGGGGAAGGCTTATTTCCTGGGGGTATCATGGGGAAAACATGGCGAGGTCAGTAGGGGTACTGGCCTCGCCTTTCCTTTTTTTAGAATTATGAGCGTCAACATCATCATAAGGGGCGGCGGAAAGAGTCGTCGCCGGAGTTCCGAAGAGACGGCGGAAATAATTGCGAAGCACAACCAAGAGGCAGCGGTTCGCGAGAAGGCCACTTACAAGGATCGAAGTCGGCAGATTCGCAAGGCTGCGGAAGAGATCCGAGGCGGAAAGGGGGCTTTCCGTTTGGAGAGCGTCATGGACGCCAGGACTTATATGAGGCACGAGCAGGACAGGCCGGGCTGCATGGCGGACGACACTTATCGCAAGGAACTCCTGAAACATAACGACGAGATCGACTGCCGATGAGGACGGTTTCCTACACTGATCTGAAGAATCGATTCACCTCGGCAATCGGGGTGGATACTCTTTTGACGGCGGAGGAAACGGCCTTCAAGCGTAGTCTGAACGACCGCGTGAGGGGAGCCTG